AGGTGGCACTATATTCGTGTCCTCCACCTATCTTCTGAACAGCCTCAAAGCCAGATAATACCAAGTTAGAATATGGCTTATTGTCAACGTTGTCATAATAATCTTGTCTTGCAGATCCGTAATCTATTGACTTAGCGCTTATCGGATTGCTTCCATCTTCAAAATTATGGCTATGATTTGCTAAGCTAACCCCATCTATCTTTGCCCCATTTTCAACAGTTATGTTACCTTTTATGATTCCCCCATCAGCTCTTAAGTATTGAGGATGAGCGTTTCCATCTAAGTCATCTAGGTCATTATGCGAAGATCTAAGACTCTCTCTTTTTGAATTGTCTACATATATTTGATCAAAAATGTCGTTATATTTAATTACTTCATCTGCTGTTGGAGAAGCTAAAGCAACTGTTCTTTGTACTGCAAATTCTTCTAGTTGAATTATATAATTAATATATCTTCTTTTTAATCGCAAGAGCTCTAAATAGGCTCTCATTCTTTTGCCTAAGTTTATTCTTTTTTCTACAAGGTCAGTAGTTACAGAACCCAAGTTTCCAATTACGGCGTTGCTTGCAACCACCATTTCCCCAGTTAACATTGGAGCATTCCTTGCAAAAGAAGTGGTATTAATATCTGTCATTATTGGTTCTATTAATTTAGATTTAAATGTCATTGCAGGAATTAGATAATTATTATAAAACATATCTCCTAAATCAACGCAATCTCTTTTTATTAAACCAAGTATAGAATTTATTTCAGAAGAAATTGAGTTTATTCTGATCGAAAAAAACGCTTGAAATTGAGCGGCTTGTTTTTTAGAGACTTGATCCAATTCGGATTGTGGGATTGATACTGGCTGGGTTGTGATTTCCTTGGCAAACTGTTTCGTATAGTGCGTAACTGCTTTTGTCCAGTCTGCGAGGTGTTTTGCGATTTCGCCTTCTGTTTCATCCTTATACTCTTCTCCTAAATAATATATGACTATATTTTTTATTACTGAAACTTCACTATTAATGTAGTTTAATATTTTTTTTAAACTTATTAAATGCCCAAAACTTGTATGAGAAATAGCTATATCGTATTGTTTTATAAACTCTCTACAAGCTCTGCACTTGTGCTCTTGCGCGTACGTGTACTGCCTGTAGCAAATAAAACCTGGAGCAGATTTTACTTCCATAGTAGTAAAGCCATTTTGCTCATCCTGTTGATGAGTATAATATTTTTGTACATCTTGCCAAACCGCTTTATGTGCAATTTCCATCTCTACAGAAACATATGCATTAATATTAACCTTAAGAAGATTGTCGTCCAATTCTTGAATTAATTGTTTAATAATTTGGTCGCAATTAAATACATGAGCTCTGACTTGCCCAATTGGTATTTGTGAAACATTAGTATAATTTACTAATATATCAGAAGCTTTTTTGTTTGCTTCAATCTGTCTTTTTTCTACAGAATTAAAAGAAGATACGTCAGAGTATGGGTCGTTAAAAACGTTTTCTACTGCATTAGAATTTCCTAGTCCATAGTTTGCCATTTTTAAAACACCTGTCTTTTGATTGGTGCACTTGCGCGTCTGCTAAAACTTTTTCTGACTGATGTTTTTACACCGAGAGAATCTGTTCTGTTTGCTACCTTTGTTTTACTTGCGTCGGTATCATCATCTTCTCTATCGCCACTTCCTGGCATAAAGAATGTATTTGAAAATGAACTTGTAGTTGTAGTATACCTTGCTTTGTGTAGATCTCCATAGTTTTGAGTTATAGAAAGCAAAGCTAATATTAGTGCGTCGTGCGCATGGTCTTGGGCAGATCCTCCAGCTTCAAACACTGGTCTACCAGTTTGGGTAGTTCTTAAGACTACATAAGATATTAATTGCATGTACATTTCATTATCTTTTTCTGGAATCATTAATAATTCTTTTTCAAGATATTGCCTTAAGTTATCGACCATGTATGGTTTAATTTCTTTTTTAACAACCTGTTTGGTATATGGATCTCTTAATTCTATAGATTCTCCAAATCCAACACCTTTAACTTTTTGCTTCAATCCAGAAAGTGGATTTTCAACGCCGTATTTATGCAGTAGTTCTACTTGGACTTCTCCATAACCTCTGTCTACGTAAATGTGCTTAGGCATAAAAATATTATTTAAATCAACAATTCTAGAAACAGCTTTAGTTAATGTATATTCAGATCTTTCTATTTCTTCTCGATAAGCAATTCTAACTTTATTTCTAAATCTTTCTTCTTCATATGTATCTGAACATACTTCTAGAACAACTATGTTTGTACCAGCTCCGTACTTATCCCAGTCGACTCCTATAACGTGAAAAGATCTAGCTGACTTTAACTCAGCATCGTAATTCCAGTTTGGTTCTACAAAAGCTTTATCAACATATTTTCTTGGATATACACCTTCTGCGTCTTCACCCCAATCGGCTTCAATTTCATGTCTGTATCCTATTTCTGAATACTGTTCTCTAAATTCGTCTTCTTGTTCTTTCGCAAAGTAAGGGTTGCAATATGATGGATACCAAAATTCTTTAAATCTTTCTGACCTACACCATTCCCAAAAACGTTCTCTTCTACCAGTTGGGGTTGAAGCTCCAATCAAAACTTTGTCTGGTTGGTCTTCTGCCGTTTTCTGAAGCATTGCATATAATGCGTCTAGGTCGTCTGCGTGCATGTAATCCATTTCGTCAAGAACAATAACGTGTGCTTCCTGACCACGAGCTACGTCAGACTTTCCACCAGAACGCATACCAGATGTAAAGAATCTAATTGTTGATCCATTAGAGAATTGAATCATAAATTGAGGGCTTGTAACTTTTCTTGTTATTGAGTTCATAACAATTTCATTTTTAGATGCAAGTCTTAAAATCTCCTGATATATCAATTCAACGTGAGATTTCATTGGCGCAATAACAAGACATCTTCCATCTTTGTGAGTATAACTGTAATGAAGTAAATAAACTGCCATACTAAAAGTCTTACCAAGACGACGACCAGCTCTTAATACTTTTCTTAATGCAGGATCTCTTAAGATTAAAGTTTGATATACTCTTGTTTCAGCTTGCAAAAATTGCCTCGCCCACACGCACGGATCTTTAGCAATATGTATCTGTCTTTGCTGTTCTCCAGAAATTCCAAAATCTAAAAGGTCCATATCAAGCTCAAATGGTTCATCAATTAATAATGATAATTCTTTATTAGTCAACGGACGTTCGGTGATCGTGCTTCCATCTGCCCAAGTTAAATGATTGAGTTTGTTTTGAAAAACCCATTCAATTCTATTGATCTGTTTAAATGTTTCTATATCTTGATCTTTTATTATTTCTAATAAATCTTCTCTAGATAGTTTTTCTAAATCTTGTCTAAACTTTTTAGTTTTTGATGATAATGTTTCACTCATAAGTTATCCAAAATGTGCTGCCATCATAGCACCCTCTGATCCAAGAGCGCTTCTTGCATTAAGTCTTGAGTTTTGAATAGCCATGACGCCTCTAGACCTAGATGTTGCTGCAACTTCATTGTCTTTAAATCCTGCTCCAAATAATGGTTTATTAATACTGCCCTGCATAGATTTTAGCGCATCTTTACCAAGATTGACGCCTCCCATGATCGTTTTTCCTATGAATTTACCAGCGTCATACACCATACTAGCCGTACCATATGCTCCCAAGGCTGTTCCAGCAACTTCGCCAAATGTTCCTGCATAATGCCCAGCCATTTTGGCAGCGGTCCCAAATTCTTTTCTACCAAGAGCATCCATTCCCAATTCCCTTGCGGCTGATCTAATTGCAGTCTTACCCCCAGTTGAAAGTAGGTCATCAGCTGCACTAGCAAATATGTTCCTGCCAAAAACGCTAGAGCTCATAGGACCAGCTGAACCTTCCATGGCTTTTGCAAATGTACTAGAAACTTTTGTAAATGTTTTTGTACCAAGATACTGTGCACCTTTACCTGATAATATTCCAGAAGTTTCAAAAACACCTTTAGGAACAAAACCTTTAATTGTTTCAGACATTGCTCTGTGTCTACCTAATGCTTTAGCAGCTGCTCCTATCTCGGCATCTGCTGATCCGGTTTTAAGAACTCCATTAATAACGTCGTCAGTAATTCCACCAATACCACCGATTGGCATTCCGGTAAGACTACTGACTGTTGATTCTGTAAATTCTCTTGCGCCAGCAGTAGCAAAATCAGCTCCAGTTGCTTTACCAAGTTTTATAAGATTTTCATCAAACTTTTCTAATTTAGCAGAAGCTTTTTCTGCCCTTCTAGCAATTCTAGCTTCACCTCTAGAATAGGTAGATGGATTTCTTGGCCCTAATGCTTTAAACGCATCTACTTGCTTCTCATAACTGCTTACTTTACCCATGGTATTAATGCGACCAAAAAGACCACCACTATACATTTCTCTTCCAGGAAGTAATTGACCAGCATCATCAAAATTTTCTTTATATCTAGCCCTAGCCATGGCTCCAATTGGACCTTTGCCATTTAGTACTCTTTTTGCAACAATATCCATTCCAGTACCAAAAGGGCTGTATATATGATCTTCTCCTGGGTGTCCGGCCAATCTAGATACGGAATCAAATCTTCTAAAACTAAATGGAGTTGGATAGTTTGCTACTGCAGCTTTTGTTTTTTGTCCAGTGCCAAAAAGTTTCTTGCCAAAAATAGTTCTATCATCACCTAAGATGCTTCTGCCGAATGCATAGCCTTTGTTATCTTGCATTACTCCACCAGAGTATGCTCCAGTTCTTTTTCCTAAAAAGTTTTTAACTGCAGCTCTTTTTCCACTTGCTCCAGAAGCAGTATCTAAAAAACCGCCTTCAAACATTGTATTAGCGTACCTTTGAGCATTGAATCCAATTAGGTGAGATGCCTTATATGGTGCATATGGGCTCATGCCCATAGCCCTTACTGCTAATGGTAACTGTTGTTGCGGTGCTTGAGCTTGAGATTGAATTCCTTGAGAAAAATTATCCATCTGAGGCATTAGTATTGACCTTTTCTACTGTTATATGCACCAAAAACAATATCGCCTCTAGCGTTCATTCTATCTGCAGTCATTAAAGATTGATTATAAAAAGGAGATTCATTTAATATTTGAGAATTAGTTTGTGCATATTTTTTTGCATATATTAAAGACCCAGCTGCTCCGGTTACCCTTCCTGCTATGTTTCCAGTAATTCCACCACCAATAGCTCCAATTACTGCGCCCTTATATCCCCCTGCTCCATACCCGCATTAACCCACCACCAACAGCCCCAAGAGCTGCTCCAACCCTTCCAGTGTTCTTTTGAGCAGTGTATGGGTTAGTGGCACCAACACCAAATCTGTAAGCGTTAACACCCCTTGCAAGGCCTCCTATGGGCCCTCCTACATTGGCTCCAATTAACATCGAAGGAGTTAAGTCTGTACCAAGTACTTTTTGGTCCGCATTTGGATCATCAAAAGCTACATCCATACCAGCTTTAATAGTTGGTCTAATAACTTCTTTGCCAATTCCAGCTAAAAACAGTCCACCAAGCACTGCTCCTTTAGCAGATTTTGATTTCATAACATCTTTACTTGCTTGACCAAAATTAGATGCACCTATCTTCTTTAAAAACCCCATACCTTCTTCTATGCCTGAGCTTAATGGCATCTTGGTTATCCTCCGTAAAGATGGTTATATTTATTTGGGCCCATCCCTGTATGCCCAATTTTATTTCTATCCAAGTTTCCAACAACACCAGCTGTGACTAAAGGATCTCTTCTAGCGCTTGTCTGCTGATTATCTTGTTGAATGCCAGAATTTGCTTCTTGAACAAGTCCTTGATCTTCATAAGGCTGTTGATGCATGGTTTCATCGTACATTTTATTTGATCTTTGCTTCTTAGCTAAATAGTAACCAGCACTTGCTGCTCCAACAGCAATTGCTCCAATAAGTAATTTTGGTTTAACTTTTTCTAGACTTTCTAAAATAGAGATATCTCTATCTCTTCTGTTCCTACCAATGCTAGTTCCAAATATTCCGGTGTCTACTCTATCCTTGCTAAAAACTTTTTTTAACTTGTCTCTAAATGTTTCGCTAGAATCAGCTTTACCTAAAGCCTGCAAGTGTTCTTCCATTAGGTTTCCACCTAGTTCTGCATTAACAGCAGCTGATTGAGCTCCACCCATATGAGTCAGCTGATCTTTTGCAGCTTGTGGCAACGCTCCTGAAAAACTAATTGTTTCTTCACCCATTCTTTGAGTTTGAAACACCATACCTACATCTATGGCCGGTTGATCATTTCCGACCTCGGAACCAGCTGCTTCAAGGATTGCTGTGAGACCTTGTGCTACTGGCCCTTCAGTCGCCCCAATAGCAGGGCCAGATTCTGTTAATCTTTCTGCTAAATCTTCAGAAAACTTTTTTAGTCTTTGTGACCCTTCAGGAGTAGCATTATGCAGAAGTTCTTTTATCTGCCTTGCTTCTTCAACACTGTAAGCTAGACCTTCATCAAACATTTCTTCAGCTGTTAAATCTTTTTTAGATCTTAATACATCTAATAAAGAGTCTGTAAAAGTTTTTGCATCACTTCTTGACATTCCACCTTTTCCAGCAACTAAGTTGACAATATTTCTTTCTTCTCCTCCAGGAGATGCATTTATTTTTACTATAGAAAGAGTAGAAGTATCTAATCCAGCTTTTTTCCAAAATGCAGATTCTACAATTGGAACGGACTTGCCGCCTTCCTTAACTTGCATTTGAGAAAGCACAGATTGAGATATCAACGGCTTAGTTGCCCTACCTGTTTTACTGCTAATTAGCCTTGTTCTTTTCATTACTGGAATATGTGATATTGTTTGCTCAGACAAGTATGTTGAACTAGTTGCTGCTATTGTGTTTACTGAACGAATTTGCTCAGCATTCATTGTCGATACAAGCGCTTCAATTTGATCGTTAGTCATAACTCGACCTTCTTCTAGAGCCTTTTGTGCAACTGATCTTCTTGCTACTTCTGTGGCCATTTCAGTAAACCCATCTTGAAATGGAATGTGAGATGTTTGTGCAGAGATGGCAACAAAACGAGCTCTTGCAATTGGATTCAAAACAGCTAGCCCTGCTCCTCCTTCATAAATTGCATCTTGTGCTGCTGCCATAGCTGCTTCGGTTGGCATCTCAAATCGACCTCGCATGTTGGCTACAAGTCCTCTTGAACCTCTTGTTACTGCATCTGGTCTATCTCTTAAATGCGGAAATCCTATATGCTTTCTAGTGGCGGTCATAGCCCCAACGAAAGCATCTTCATCTGCCTCGGTTGAAAGGAATGCTCCTGGTCCTCTAGCTACTGTTGAAAGTCCAGAAAATCTTGAAACCGCTGCTAGGGTAGAATTCATCTGACTTGCTTCTGTAACATTTACTCCAGTAGAAATGACTCTTGAACCATAGTCTATGTAAGTTGATCCATCTGATCGCGTAACAGTATTCTCTTCTGCCATTGCTTGTCTAATTTCGAATAAACCAGCGTTTCTATTAATCGTTCTACTGACAGCTGTATCAGCAGCTCCGGCTCGACCTCCAAGGGCTACTGCTGTCCCGTCTGTTGATACTTTTTCAAATTTAGCTATCTTAGGATTATAATGGATAAAGCC